AGACATATATTAGATGCCAGTCTTTATATTACACGCACAATTGCTGAAGGACTTTCTTGTCGTATATCGGACTTGTTAGAGTACGCAGACTTCAAAGATGAGTTTGCCATGCAGATAGGTAAATACAATGTTGGTATACTTGATGAGATTAAGGACTTGTATATATATGACTTCGGAGTATTTATAGATGTTGCTCCTGATGAAGAGCAAAAGCAGAAGTTAGAAGAGAATATACAAATGGCTTTATCTAAAGGAGACATAAACTTAGAAGACGCTATAGATATTCGTGAGCTTCGTAATATTAAGTTGGCAAATCAATTGCTAAAAGTTAAGCGTACACAGAAGGCTGAGAAAGATCAGCAGATGGCTATGCAACAACAGCAACAGCAGGCAGAGATTAATATGCAGTCACAACAGATGGCGGCACAAACTGCTATGCAAAAATTAGAAGCAGAGACTCAGTCTAAGATGCAAATCAAACAAGCAGAGATTGCATTTGAGATTGATAAGATGCAACAAGAAGCTCAATTGAAATTTGCATTAATGGAGAAAGAATTCCAATTAAATATGCAGATTAAAGGTGTAGAGCAAAATGGATTAGCGGATAGAGAGGTTCAGCGTGAAGACGCAAAAGCACAGCGTATTAGTCAGCAAAACACTCAGCAGTCTAAGTTAATCGATCAGCGTTAAAAAGATTTACATCCTATTGATTTTGAATCAAATGAAGATTCATTAGATGGCTTTGACTTTGCTGAGTTTAACCCTAGATAGGGATAAATTTTTTATTGTAACTTTGTAAAAATTAAATTAAATGGAAATTAAAGTAAGAGCAGTAGAGGATCATGGAGAAAAGTCAGTTCAAGAAGTTGAACAAGAGTTGCTTGAGAAGCATGAACAACAACTTGAAGAAAGTGGTAGTAACGAATCAGGAAATGAATCAAGCCCTCCGAGTGCCGCCTCCACGCAAGAGCAAGAAGATATACAGCCGCAAGGCGAAACACAAACTCAATCCTCAGAGTTAAAAGAGGAAGACGTTCTTTCATATATAGGAAAAAGATATGGTAGAGAAATATCATCTTTAGATGAACTAAATCAAGTTCGAGAAGAAGCTGAAGAGCTTCCTGAAGATGTGGCTACCTATCTTAAATTTAAAAAAGAAACTGGTAGAGGTTTAAATGATTTTGTTAGTGCTAACAAAAATTATGATGACCTTGAGCCAGACCAACTCTTAGCAGATTATTATCGTCAGACTCAGAAGGAGTTAGATGCGGAAGATATTAGTTACCTCATCAAAGACAAATTCGGTTATGATGAAGATTATGACGAAGATGATGTCATAAAGAAAAAGAATATCGCTAAGAAAAAGGAGCTTGCTAAAGCTAAAAATTTCTTTGAGGAATATAAGCAGAAATACTCAACCCCTCTAGAGTCTAGTACGGGGATGCCTTCTGTTGAAAACCAAGAAGAGTTTGAGGCTTACAAGAAATATATAGATGATGCAAAGACGTATCAAGAGGAGCTAGAGAGAAAGTCAAATTGGTTTGTAAATAAAACCGAGGAGGTGTTCAACGATGATTTCAAAGGTTTTGATTTCAATATTGGAGAACAGCAAATAACATTTTCGCCTGGTGATAAGTCTGAGTTAAAGAAGAATCAGCTAGATGTAAACAACTTTGTAAATAAGTTTCTAGATGAATCGGGAATGATGAAGGATGCCAAAGGATATCATCGAGCATTATCGATTGCAATGAACCCTGAAAAGTTTGCTCAATTTTTTTATGAGCAAGGGAAAGCTGATACGGTTACAGAGTCTGCAAAGAAGTCGAAGAATATAAACTTCAATTCTGTGCGATCTACACCAGAGGTTACCAACAAGGGGGGGACGCAAATTAAGGCACTCAGTTCGACTTCGAGCCGGGGTCTTAAAATTAGATCGAAAAAAAATAACTAAAAAAAGTCCTCTGAATAAAATAGGAGGCATTAAAAAAAATGGCTGGTAATTTAGTCGCTGGTGGAGTTGCGTTGCAACCATCAGCAGAACAGGTAGCATTGTCTACCAATTACATTACAAACTTTGATTTCTTGAATCAGTATCTTCCTGATACTTACGAGAAGGAGTTTGAGAGATATGGTAACCGTACCATCTCTGGATTTTTAAGAATGGTTGGCGCAGAGATGCCATCCAACTCTGACCTCATCAAGTGGGCAGAACAAGGACGTTTGCACACAAAGTACACTGCGTGTACATTAGCTACTTACACTGGTGCTGAAACAACTCAGACAGTTACAGTTCCACTTGCACAGTTAAACCCTGGTACAGGTGCAATCGCTGTTCGTGTTGGTCAGACAGTTTTTCTTTCAGACGAGACTGCTGCTTCAACATTTTCTAACAAAGCAATTGTTACTGCTGTTGGAACTGGTGGGCTTGCAGCTAACGAATTCACAATCGCATACTACGAAGCTACTCAAGCTGCTTACGCTGCTGCAAGTACTGTTTCTATGTTTGCATATGGTTCTGAGTTTCAAAAAGGAACAAGTGGAATGGTAGGCTCATTAGAGTCTGATGACTTATTCCTTGAGAACAATCCTATCATCCTAAAAGATACTTACGCTGTAAGTGGGTCAGACATGGCACAGATTGGATGGGTTGAGGTTACAACTGAGAATGGAGCGAATGGATACCTTTGGTACTTGAAGTCTGAGCATGAAACAAGATTACGTTTCGATGATATGCTTGAGACTGCAATGATTGAGGCTGTTCCTGCTGCTGCTGGTTCAGGTGCAGCTACTTCAGGATTTATTGGTTCAGAAGGTATCTTTAGTGCTGTAGGCGCAAGAGGTAATGTTTGGAACGGTGGTTTCCCTGTAGCATTAGCAGACTTTGATGCTATCATTTCACGACTTGATAAGCAAGGTGCAATTGAGGAGAATGCAATCTTCCTTGATCGTCAGTTTGGTTTTGCAATCGATGATATGCTTGCTGCTCAGAACTCTTATGGAGCAGGTGGTACATCTTACGGATTGTTTGACAATGACGAGGAGATGGCACTTAACCTTGGATTCTCAGGATTCCGAAGAGGTTATGACTTCTACAAGACGGATTGGAAATACCTAAATGACCCAACAATGCGTGGTGATTTAGTTGGTGGTAAAATAAGTGGACTTTTAGTTCCTGCTGGTTCAACTAGCGTTTACGACCAAGTGTTAGGAAAGAACGCAAAGCGTCCATTCCTTCATGTTCGTTACCGAGCTTCTCAGACTGAGGACAGACGATACAAAACTTGGATGACTGGTTCTGCTGGTGGTGCAAGAACATCTTCTCTAGATGCAATGGAAGTTAACTTCCTATCTGAGAGAGCTGTTTGTGTCATGGGAGCAAACAACTTTGTATTATTCCAAGGATAATATAAAATCAAATAGGGGGAGGTTCGCCTCCCCTTTTTTTTAACTTTAATTAAATCAAATGAAAAAAAAGAACAACACACCAAAAGACATGATATTTGTCTTAAATCAAACAAACCCTCCATTGAGTTTTATGTTGAACTCTAGAAACTCTTCAAGTAATCCCCTTATGCATTGGGACGGTTCTCAGAATAGAGCCTTACGTTATGCAAAGAATCAAAAGTCTCCTTTTGAGGATGAGCAAGATGGCAATTTTATTTTAGAGCCTATTGTATTTGAAGATGGATCTTTGGTTGTTCCAAAGACTAATCCAGCGTTACAACAATTTTTAACCCTCCACCCAGGTTTTAATAAAATATTTAGTTTATTAGATCATGAGAAGGAAGCTCAAGAAGATGTAGAGATATTAAACATGGAGGTAGATGCTTTAATAAAAGCAAAAGAATTAAGTCTAGACATGACGCTCACTATTGCTAGAGTTCAGTTAGGATTAGATGTTGATAAGATTAGTACTTCTGAAATCAAAAGAGATGTTTTAGTTTACGCTAGAAACTATCCAGAAGATTTCTTAATTGCTATTCAAGATCCAAACCTTTCTGTTCAGGATACTGTTGCTCGATGTTTTGACCAAACTATTCTTCGTTTAAGAAATAAGAATAGAGATGTTTTCATTAACCTTCCTAACAACAAGACAAAGTTATTGACGCTTCCTATCGGAGAGGAAAAGAATTATGCTGTTGCGGCATTCTTAAAAACTGATGATGGATTGCCAACTTTAAAGA